TCGCACAAACACGCCACGCTCCAGCAAGTTGTAAGTTTTCCTTTGATGTTCGGCTCACTGTGTTCACTTGCCTGATGGTGATGCCCGCATAGCGCATTGTCTTTAGCACGTAAGAACAAACCGCGTGCGATGTTTACAGGACTGAATACCGATGTACCCAGTTCATGACCGTGCAAGATTGTCAAGTTGCCCGCGTGTATGATTTGCTTATCCGGGATGAATGTAATGTTCAGTTGATCTAAGTGCATCAATGATTCAAAACTGAATTCATTCATACCTAAAAGGTCGGGAGCATTGCGCATGATGTAGTGGTCATAGCGTACATCGTGATTGCCACACTTGTAATATATCGCGGCATTGGGGAATAGCTTGCGTAGTGTGCCTAAAAATTGACGGGTCATTAAGACCTCATGCCCAAAGTTTCTTTTGCGCGGGTCTTTTTCAAATCGGCTGATGGCATAGAAGTCGATAACATCACCATTCAACAGTATCGTGTTCACGTTATTTTCAAGGCCATATTTTAACGCAAGCGTTAACGCTGGTATGTTATGATACGGCACATGGATATCGCTTAACAGCAGTATGTCGTTGTGATTTGTCGGCAGCTTGTATGGTTGGTAGTTTGATTCAAGTGACGCGGGCAGGTCAAACTGATTGGCATCAGGCTTCAACTCATTGACTATCTCATCAAATGCACCGAGTGAATACTTCAACTTGTCGAGCTGCCCGGTAGGCTGCACCATTTTCCTGACATCAGGAACATGGTCTTGCAACTTTTCTTCACCATAGTTGTGGTTGCGCCACGCCTGATACATGCGGTGGAACGACTTGAATGAAAGTGGCACAGAATGTTTATTCATTGCCATTCTCACACGCTCACTCATTACTCCATTGCCCTTGTATATTTCTTTGTAGACTTCAACATATTTGCTTGCCATATTGTTATTGTTTAGCTTTTATGTAGCCTGTAAGCTCCGCAAGATTTGCGGATATTATCGCGTTCTGATTCTGAATAGCATCAATCTTTCCCTCAAGTTTGTCAATGGATGTACGCGTGTCATCTTTAATTTCATCAATGCGATGATGTATCGCACTGATTTCTCTTTTGTGATGTGTGTCCATAGTGCGCACTGTGATGTTTAGTTTGTCAACGTTTCTTTTTAGCGCATAGTAAAGACCTGAAAGCGATACCGCACCGGCTACGATTGTTATTATATCCTTTGGTTCGATGTTGATCATAACACGATTAAATAAAAAGATGAAACAGCCAGCGCAGTTAGTCCCACCGATAGCCCAATGTTGTGAATTATCAACCGTTTATTACGCTTCTTTAAATCCTTTATCTGCATCTCCTTCTCCACCCCTATTGCCTTCTCAATTGCCTGCTTGTTTTCGTAAATAGTCGCTAGCGTTTCGTAGCTGTTGGCCTGTATGCCTGTGATTTTGGCGTAGTAATGCACCTTCAACTTCTCTAGCTGATACAATGAGTCAATCTCATGCGAAGTGTTGTACCAATACATCATGCTATTGTAGTTCAGATTGAAAAGCTGCACGTCGTAGGTCGTAAGTTCGGGTGTAAAATCCGGATTTAAGGAGGCTGTCCGACTTTTTGAGCGTTGTGCGTAGCTGCTTTGATGCAGCACTAGGAGAAGAATTAAGAATAGTATATGTCTCATTGGTGTAATATTGGTTTGTGATTTCCTGTCGTTGTACTATGGTATCGCTCCACGCTCTGATGCTGTCTATTTTGGCAAATAGTGAATCGGTCTTTGTGTTATTTGATTCAATCACACGATACAGTGAGTCATTTAAGCTATGCAACCTGTCAACGGCAGGAGATGCAGCTGGTTTATTGCATCCCTTAAATAGTAGAATGATGATGACGCCTGTTGCAAGTATGCCTAGGCCATAAATTATCATCGGATTTATCCTTGCTTTTTCCATCTTGTTATGTGTAGATTTTTAGATAGTGGACGAATCTTGTAGTACACCCCATCACGCGTCCGAGAATCGCGCATGCCTTGGTCATTGGTGTTACCTTCAATAGTGCGCACTGAATACTTACCAATCTTATCGACTATGCCCGTGTGACCAATGCCTTTATACCTTTTGGAATTATACATGTCGGTATAACTTAAGGTCATCACAAGCACATCGCCCTCCTTGTAAGACTTAAGAAATTTGCCACCATCAAAGATTACATCTTTGCGATTGTACGCAGTAGGCGCCCACCCGTTAATAGTGTTAGGAATACCGCATTCAGCTAGCATAGCCATGACAAAAAAACTGCACCACGCATAGCCGGGTTTCCAGCCTTGTGCTGCCATCAATGCACGCAGTTCTGCGCTATTGAATCCTTGATTGTTCCCGCCCTTTTCTTTAACACCTACAAAGCTAGACGCTGTTACCCTTACGCAGTAACCGTCATCAGCAAATGAAGTATATACAGGAACGCAGCAAAGTAGGCAAAGTACAAGCCCACGTATAACAGTATCTTTTGCCATGTGCTCAAATCAGTTAGTGCCTGCTGTTTGATTTGTGCTGAGTATACCATGCGTTGAAGTGCTCGAAAATTGAAATACAGCCCCATGAACACAACGAAGTTTGCCACGACCATAACAAGTGCGGCAAGAACTATATACTGGATGTATTCCGTGCTAATGAGTGCATCACCGAAGTAGCGGAAACTAGCGTACCCGGCAAGGAAGAAAAGCAAAAAGGCAAGCGGAATAGACCACACCCCGTCATAGAGTTGGAGTAGGTAACTAATCGACTTAGGCCGCGCACTACCGTTTAGTTTTATCTTGCTCTTTGGGTGCATTGCTACGTAGTTTTAATGACAGCTCGCGCTCATACTTGCGCAAACGTTCGGTGTAATCTTGCTTTAGTGATTTCTTTTCTATCATGGTATTCGGTTAATGATGTTACGTGAGTACGTAGGACGAAAAGAGGTGGCAGTGTTGCCCGATGAAAACTGGTAGTTGAGCGTGTTGGTCACGTCAGTGCGTGCGCTACGGTCAGGCCACTGCGCTGTTGAGTATTCAGGAAACAATGATGCATTTGCACACAAGTAATCGACCAGCAGCGTAGTGTAATGTTCCGCATTCTGCCTTGCACGGTCAATCATATCCTTCATAACTGCATCACTCACGGGCGTTGTGTCTTCGGATTGACGCTGCACAATAGTGCCATTGTCCATACGGTAGCAAAGTGACGGCGTGAGGTCAACCATAACCCACCATAGGAGCGCACGCTGGACGTAATCCTCAAGTAATACTTGATAGTTGCCCGCAATCGTGTTGTTAGCTACATCGTTTTTTATCTTGTTCATCAAGTCAGTTCCCAAGAAAGGTAGCACCCACTTATCCTGCGCCAAATACACAGATGGATACATCAGGTTAGGGTCAACACTACCGTTAACAGTGGTGTATTTCTTAATGTAGTTTTCTGATATTAAAAGTACTTCTGCCATAGTTGTGATTATTTATTTGCGAATCGTGGATTGTCTGGTAAAAAACCTTGATTAGGCATGTCGCGTGGCTCTTGTGCTACCTTCGGATTGTTGCGCACTTTATACCCGGCTTTCTTTACTCGCGCATCCATTGCTTCGCGAATATTTGGATTAGTTAGATCCAAACCAAAACCTTTTGCACTAGCGAACGTCATCTTGCGCCACACGTGTCCACATGCGCCGCCGCCCTTCCACAACCAAACCGAGTATGTATTAGCCCCTCGCGGCCCCCATCCTTCGTTGACTATTTGTCTAGTCATTTGCATGATGTCTTCCTTACGATATAGCTTATCGGCAGCTATCATCTTGCGACAGAACTCACGTGAATTTTCTTTGATTGCACCGCTATACTTGTAGCGTGTATAGAACTTTACATCATCAATAGTTTCATCTTGCGTAGACCTTGCATTTGGTCTTGCAGTACCTGTGCTAGTCTTAGCAAAGTTGTGCGCTTCTATACTTTCGTTGTCCGCATCATCCGTGTCATAGTCGACATCGTATTCATCAATCAACACCCAGTCTTCATCTTGGTCTTCACCTAATGCAATTAACGCATCAGCTACTTTGTTATCGTCAAAGTCAGCAGCTACTTTTTTTTTTTCGTCACTCATGATGACTTCTTGCGGTTGCAATGAACCTGCGATAACATCGGCAAAGATTGCATCCACCACAGCGGCAGGTAACGTTGGGAACGCTGCCCCAACAATAGCCTTAGCACTGCTCACAGGTACAGCTCCTGCACTACTTTGCATTACGATGTCAATGAGTGAACTAATCTGCGCACCATTCAAAGCGGTAGCAGCAACATCTGCCGTAGTACCTGTTGCGTTCGCATCGGTTACAACAGATGTTTGTTCTGCTACTAGTGGCGTATTTGGTACAATCTCAAAAGACACACCCGGCATTTGATTGCTCAATAGTTCGGTGATGCTCTTATTGATTTTCTCCTGATATGGTTCGATGACTTGCTTGTTGAATATCTCAAGTCCCGTAGTCATTTCATCTTTGTTGCTACCGAATCCTGATGTCTCACGAATACCAAACAGCAGCGGCGTTGTAACGCGGTGTGCTGTGATTATCTTTTGCGTTGCAGTAGTATCCATCAGCTGATACTGTTTGTCTGCATCATTTACAGGAAACGGTGTGATTTCGGTCTTTGGTTGGTCACGCTCGTTAAAGAACATTACCACCTTGCCCGCATTACGCGCACCACTCATCTTATTCTCCCAGTCCATCATCATCTGCTGCTTCTGTTCAGGTGTTGCCTGCCCATTGTAGAAGTTGATAATGGTTGAAGGGAAAAGACCGTTTGAGATTTGGTTGATATGGAAGATTGAAATCTGCTTGTCTAGTTCGATGTAGTTGATAGCAGACCAGTAGTCAGGGCGTGGGTATGTGTCACTGCCTGTGAACGTGAAGCACCAATAGATTTGGCGTGGCTCGGCCTCGCGTGTAAGGTAGTTGTACTTTGGAATGAACTCAGGCGTGTTCTTTTTCTTGCGAGTG